TGTTTCAAAATGTCACATTGATCACGCCTGGTGTAAATGCACTCACTTTTACCAATGGAGCTAGGATTGAATGGCTCAACTCTTTCACATACTTTGCAAACTCTAGTATATATGGAGTTGATGGAGTTACAGGTTTAAAAGGCACTGGCAAAACAAGATTAAAAGTATCAGGACTGGCAGGAGCTGCTGTGACGTCTGGTCAAACAATCACATATTATGACGTGGACAATGCTACAGTGTTGGCTACAGGCACTTTGAGTGCTGTGAGTGGTAGTGAATTTGAATTAACTGGCAAGGTCACAGGATTTGCCAATGCAGCAGATAGAATAGCTAAAACAGTCACAGCCAACGGCAATGCGCAACTCAATACCACAATTAAAAAATATGGCACAGCAAGTCTAGCTTTAGACGGCACAGGTGATTATGCATCCATAGTCAGTCAAGCAGATTTTGCTTTTACCACAGGAAAATTTACTATAGAAGCTTGGATTTATAAAACTACAAGTGGCACAAACAGAATCATAATTGATATGCGCACCGTGGCAAGTGACACAGCCATCACTGTAGGCATTGACACTGCTGAAAGAATATATTGTTATGTGAATGGTGCGATTGTGATACAAGGAACCACAGCCGTATCTTCCAGCACTTGGACACATGTGGCCCTTGCACGTACTGGCACGTCAACCAAGTTGTTTGTGAATGGAGTGCAGGAAGGATCCACCTATTCAGACAGTAACAACTATGCCATAAAACCATTACGCATAGGAGCAGATTACAATGGCACTTCGGCTTTCACAGGTTACATTGATGATTTGAGAATAGCCAAAGGAGCAGCCATCTACACAAGTGCTTTTGCCGCTCCCGTCGCTCAACTGACCACAACCCCAAACACTGTGTTACTATTAAATTTTAATGGCACCAACGGTTCAACTACTTTTTCGGACACAGTGACCGGAGCACAATATATTAGTTTTTCTGCAGGTGGTACGGCCACAGCGTTCGTGAATGTTGACTATCAAGACTTTGGTGGTGAAGTGCGCAGTATTGCATCAGCCAGCATATATGGCACGTATGGTGCATATGGTGATGGTGTGGGTGTGTTGGTGTATCTAATAGGACACAACTTTGCTTATATAGGCTCAGGCAAAGAATCCAACAATGATGCCTCAGCAGCCATTCAAGCCAATGAAGTGGTCACATTAAATAATGCAAGGATATTATACAGTTCAGTAGATCACTCAGGAGATTTTAGAGTAGGTGATTTATTTTATGTCAATCAAGCAGCTGGCACTGTAACTTTTACAGGTGCTATCACCAACATCTCTAGTGCATCCACATTGACCTTCACATCAGGAGCCAATGTGACTGTGATAGATGGTTCATATATTCAACAAAATAATGTGAAGATTAGTGGCAACACAATTGAATCTCTGTCAGGAGATTTAAATTTAGATTCTAACAGCAGTATAATAAACCTGTTGGATGATGTTAATATATCTGGAGATTTAGATGTCACAGGAGACGTCACCATTGGTGGCAACATTACCATAGGTGACGCTGCTACTGATACATTGTCTGTGTTGGCAGCTATCTCTAGTGATTTAATTCCACAGACCACTAATTTGTACAATTTAGGATCTGCACTAAAAAATTGGAACACTGTGTTTTCATCTACCATCAATGTGGATGGCAATATAAAAATTGAAAACAATATCATTACCACACAAACTACCAACTCAAACTTACAATTAAGTGGTGCTGGCACAGGCAGTGTGGAAATAGAAAATTTTACCATTAATAACAATACCATTTCCAACACCGTGGGCAACATGACATTTGTGCCAGCCAGCGGGGTAACTACTTTTTCCGGCACTGGCGCTATAAGATTACCAGCAGGCAGCACTGCTAATAGACCTGCTGTGCCACAAGTGGGCATGATAAGATACAACACAGACAATAATCTCTTTGAGGGTTATGATGGTTCGTGGCAGGTGCTGCAAGGTGTGTATGACTTGGATAGGAACACTTATATTACTCCAGAATTAACGCCTGGTGCTAACGATGACACAATCAGATTCTACAGCAATAGTGCTTTAGTGGCAGATGTAAATTCAACTAGATTTGATGCTAACACACTGCAGGTAGACAGCATATTGATTTCAGGCAGCACTCTGACAACCACAGGAGTGAATCAGGATTTAGTCTTGACTGGTGCAGGCACTGGAATTATTAGAATAGAAAATTTAAATTTTCAAACCAATACCATAACCAATTATGTCAGCAATCAACCAATCATATTTGAGACCACAGGTGATGGCTATGTGGACACTTCACAAGCAGGAGGTTTGAGAATTCCTTATGGTACTTCTGCTTTAAGACCATCTGTGCCTGTGATTGGAGTGATGCGATACAGCACCACAGATCAAAGAGTTGAGATATATGATGGAGCCAGCTGGGAATCTGTGGCAGGGGCTGGAGGTGGAGTTACTGTGACTGGCGCAACTGAATTAGCGGTTAAATACGCATTGATATTAGGATAACAACATATGGCAACATTATTTAGAAACAAAATAGTAAGCGCAGTGGGCACAAGCCCTGTTAAAGTGTATGAAGCTCCTGTAGCCACATACACTACCATAATTGGGCTCAGTTTAGCAAACGTTACAGCAGGAATCATCAATGCCAGTGTTTATGTGCAGGATGACACCAGTGCTACAGCATACTACATCAAAGACGTACAAATTGCAGCTAATTCTGCACTGAGAGTGGTTACGAATGGTGAGAAATTGATCATTCCAGAAGAATATGATCTTTTTGTGGAAAGTTCAGCAGCTGCCAGTGTGGATGTAGTAATGAGTTACGTGGAGATCACATAATATGAAAACAATAGGACAAAATATTCAAGGCATAGAGAAGCAACATCGAGACAAGTTTTTCTATGGTTTAAGAAGGACCGACGACGGAGAAGTATGGTTGGGAAAAATTAATCAACAAGACAGTGGCGAATCATTGACCATTAATCGACCAGGTGCAACTACTCAAAACTATGAGGATTGGATGGAAGGCGTGGATTTTTTTGATGGTAGAGATGTTAATCACACATATGTGTATGACAATTTGAAATACGAACAATACAGATGGGACAGTGTGGACGTCACATATTACATCAATGATGCAGGAGAATTAGTGCTGAGAATAAATCAACCATATGACAATGATCAGAACTTGATCACATATCCAACTCTCAGCGAAGTACCAATTCCTACTGGTCCAAGTTTAACATTTGACGATGATTACACTGCAACTTTTGACAGCAATGAATTAACTTTTGATAAGACTTAATATAAGGTATTATTATGGTAAATATTAACAAAACACAGGAAATAAGATGGTAAAACAAGTTATAAATTCTGGAGTATTACCAAATGACGGACAAGGTGATAATCTAAGAGCAGGTGCGATTAAGATCAACAATAATTTCACTGAGTTGTACACAGCATTGGGCAATGGCACAGCATTGACAGTGATCAATAATAATTTAATCACTGCCACTGGCGGAAATAGAATTGCGTTTTATTTTGACAATCAAGCAGCTTTTCCCAGTGCCAGCACTTATCATGGTGCTGTGGCACATTCACACGCAGATGGAGCAATGTATTTTGCACATGGCGGCGCATGGACAAAACTAATCAGCACAGCAGACAGTATAAATGCTTTAAGTGATGTTGACACCACTGCAGCGCCTACAAATGGTCAAGCATTATTATGGGACAGTATCTCCAGCAATTGGAAACCAGGCACAGTGTCCGCAGGAGGCGGAGGTGGTTCAGGTGTGACAACTTTTTTAGCACTCACAGATACTCCATCAACATTTTCAGGATCAGCCAGTAAATATGTCAAAGTCAACAGTGGTTCCAATGCACTAGAATTTGTATCAGGAGTGCAATCAGCAGATCTAAATGCTATTTCTATCAATGCTCTGTCTGATGTTGATACTGCCACAGTGGCTCCCACTGCAGGACAAGTTTTAAAATGGAATGGATCACAATGGACACCAGCAGCAGATGCCACAGCAGGTGGTGGAGGTAGCAATGCCGACACTTTAGATGGCTTTGATAGCACATATTTTTTAAACTACAACAATTTGACCAACACTCCTACCACAGTCAGTACTTTTTTACAATTGACTGATACTCCTGCTACTTTTACTGGCAATGGTGGCAGATTTGTGAAAGTGAATGCAGGCGCTACTGCATTAGAATTTGTTGCGCCGACTACAGTGGTGAGCACATTGGATGATCTCACTGATGTCACAATTGTGAGCCCAGCACTGGGAGATGTATTGTATTACAACGGCACAGCTTGGGTAAAACAAAATGGTCCTATCATCAGATGGAGTTTGGATCAGGCCACCAATTCTGTTTATATCTTTACTGGTCCTGGTTTTCCAACAGCAACAAATAATCCTACGTTGTATTTGCACAGAGGTCACACTTATATTTTTAACAACACTGTGCACACTAACCACCCGTTGAACATAAGAGTCAGCAGCGGTGGCGCGACGTACTCTGATGGAGTGTCAGGAGCTGGCACAGCCGTAATTACTTTCACTGTGCCTATGAGTGCACCTAGTACACTGTACTATCAGTGTGGTGTGCATGGCGGCATGGGTGCAACAATCAACGTTGTAACATAATATGGATGACAACAAATACATAGAAACCATACAAGATGCATTAGGCACAACGCGATATTTTTATGGACTTCGCAGAACTGATGCTGGAGAATTGTACTTGGGCAAAGTGGATTTGATGTCAGTATCAGATGGTCTACAAATCAATAAACCTGGTGAAGCTGCTGGCAATTTTCCACATTTTCAAAGAGGAGTTGATTTTTTAGAAGGTAGGGATGAGTTACACACAAAAATTTATGAAAATCTTAACTATGAACAATTTAGGTGGGACGGTAGGAGTATTTTGTACTATATTGACTCTGATGGACAGTTGACATTAAGAGTGAATGAACCTTACACATATCCTACAGGAATATAATTTAATATGGCTGAATTTAAAATAGCAAGGATACGGTTTAGATGGAGAGGTGAATGGCAAGCCACCACTATCTACGCCAAAGATGATATTGTAAGATATGGTGCCAGAGTTTATGTGTCTCTTATCCCACACACATCAAACGCCAATTTTTACACTGATTTGAATGCAGCAGATCCAAAATGGACACTGAACAACACTGGAGCAAGTTGGACAGGCAATTGGACAGTAAGTACTTTTTACAAAATTGATGATTTAGCAAAATTAGGTTCAGTCATATACAAATGTATTGAAGCACACACTTCCAATGCCACAGTTGCTCTAGGACTGTCTGGTCAAGAATCCAACTGGACAATTTTTGCTGAAGGAGAAAACTGGAGAGGCTCCTGGACACCTAGTACCACATATGAGTATGGCGATCTAGTCAAATATGGTGGTAAGTTATACATATGTCAAGCATATCACATCAGCTCAGGCGTGGTGGATGGCCTTGAATTAGATTTACCCAACTGGCTAGTCTACACTAGAAGTTTAGATTGGCTCACAGATTGGACTCCAGAATACAGATACAAGCCTGATGATTTGGCTCGCTACGGAGGCATAGTGTACAGATGTATCACTGGACATGTGGCAAAAACATCCAACTCATTTAGTAATCCCACATATGCCAGCAACACAGTAGCAGGTACTGGCATAGATTTCATAATCACTAAAGATGGTGCAAATTACTACGCAAAGTTCAACAGTCTAGGCACAGGTTGGCTGGCCAGTGAATCTATCATCGTGGCCGGCGCACTGATTGGAGGTACCACTCCTGCTAACAACTGTGTGATCACTGTGCTTTCTGTGGGTGCAGGCGGCACGATTGCCACATATTCTGTGACTGGCACTGCTTTTGTTAGCGCCGATGGTTTGGAAGCTGACACATTAAAATGGGAAATAGTGATTAGTGGCATAGAATACAAAGGCAACTACACACAATACACAAGATACAAAAAGAATGACATTGTCAAATATGGAGGATCCAGTCTTTGGATATGCAATGATCCTGGCGATGCAGGTGTGTTTGCCTCGTCCACAATAATGGATGAATCAAAATTCTCAATTTGGCTACCAGGACTAGGATTTGAAGACGTATGGCTAGAAACCACGTACTACCAACCAGGCGATGTGGTGATGTACGGTGGATACAGTTATGTTTGTTTGATATCTAATATAAATCAAACACCTGAAGTGGAAACTGACAGTTCTAGTGCATGGGAATTAATTATTCCAGGATACAAATTACAGGGCGACTGGACAAGCACAACTACGTACAAGACAGGTGACGTGGTACGCAGTGGAGGCAATTTATACATAGCTGTCACTGACAATCTGAATGTTGTGCCTGTTGAAACCACAGCCTATGATCCTGGCACCTTTACTCCTTATCCTTGGCAGTTATTGGTCACAGGCAAACGATGGAGAGGTCCATGGTATGAAATAGAGCCATTCACTGTCACCACCATAAGACAATATTATCCTGGTGACGTGGTCACTGTGGCGGGCACAACGTATGCTTGCATACTGTATCACTCAGCAAGCGTATCAGCTGCTAAACCAACTCTTGATATGTTGTCATTTGCCACAGACTACTGGGTTAAAATAGCACAAGGCATAGAAACCAATGTGTTAGAAGTACCTGGAGACATAAAAACTATTAATGATGACAGTACTTTTTTAAGAATTCCTATAGGCAGCGCTGGACAATCTTTACAAATCACTGACAACCTTCCAGATTGGAAAAATGCTGAACTTATTAGCAAAATTTTCTATGTGTCAGTTGAAGGAATTGATTCTCTTACCAGAGGTACCACCATTCAAACACCATTTAGAACCATAAAATTTGCCTTGGATTTTGTCAATGCAGACAAACCAGCACGCACTCCCTGTACAGTATTTGTAAAAACAGGTTTATATGAAGAAATTCTTCCCATGAATGTACCATACGATACAGCATTGTGTGGTGATGAGCTACGCAGTGTGGTAGTGAGACCAGCGGATGGTTATGAAGGTGAAGATATGTTCCGAGTGAACAATGGATCAGGCATAAGAAATATGACTCTGCAAGGATTATATGGCACATTAGGTCCAGCCAATGCTTTTCTCACCAAGAGACCCAGCGGGGGAGCTTTTGTTTCTTTGAATCCTGGCAACTCACCTTCAGATAACACAGCCTGGATCACAAATAAATCACCCTACATACAAAATGTCACTACATTTGGCACAGGATGTATAGGAATGAAAATAGATGGGGATCTTCACAACGGTGGTAATAAATCCATAGTTGCAAATGATTTTACTCAAGTGCTATCCGATGGCATAGGTTTCTGGGTAAATGGTGATGGTCGTTCAGAATTGGTGTCTGTGTTCACATATTATTGCCACATAGGATATCTAGCCACTGACGGAGGCAGAGTGAGAGCCACCAACGGCAACAATTCTTATGGAGATTTTGGATCTGTAGCAGAAGGATTTTCTTTGGTGGAAACTCCAATCACAGCAGAGGTTGATAATCGCACTGGTGAAGCCACCATACGCACAGTGTACAATGATGAAAACCAAATATTCGCTTTTGGTTACACTCACACAGGACAAGATTATTCATCAGCCTCGGTAACCATCACAGGTTCTGGTGCTGGTGCAGCAGCCACCCTTGGCAATGAAAATACAAGATATCAAAGTATCAGCGAAGTGCGATTCACAGATCCTCTTGACAGTGGATTCGTGGGTGGTTTGAATTACACGTCAATAGAAGGAAATGCAAGAGGTGGAGATGACACATCAGTGTTACTGGCCAACCAGTATGAACCAGAATATGAAAAATCATTCACTGCCACAACTGGTGGAGGTGTGAACACTTTGACCATACAGAATACTATTTTTATGCAAGTCAATGATGCCATAATTTTTATAGGTACCACATTTGGCAACATCAATGCAAACACTATCTACTATGTGAAAGAGATAGTGACATCTAACACAATCAAAGTCAGCACAACATTAGGAGGCGCAGCAGTAAGTTTAACCACTGCGTCAGGTTCAGCTACCCTAGTTTCAGCTGAAATAGTAGGACAAAAACTTCAAATATTAGAAGGCACAGGCAGAGGACAATTTGCAATTATTTCATACTATGATCACACTTTAAAATCTGTGAATGTGAAAAGACAATTTGACAATGTGAATGGGTTTGAACATTTACTAGGAGGACTAGCTATTGAGCCAGTGTTGGATCAATCAACCAGATATATCATAGAGCCATCTTTGAACTTTTCAGATCCGCCTTACAGTGCCAGCACTGTCAGTGTGGGCGTATCAGGAGTGTACACAGCCATAGGCTCCGCTAGATTAGCCAGCACTAACATCACAGTGATTCTGAGCAACACAGGTGGTAGATACACCACAAATGGCACCACTTGGAATGCCTGCAGTGGTCTAGCACCCGTGCCATATTTTAAAATTGCCAGCTCCACAATAAGAATGATGGCCATATCACCTTCTGCTATTTCTACCAGCACAGATGGTATCACCTGGACTGGTGCAACCAATCCCGGTGGTTATGGTACATTTACATCTGTGGCAGCAGTTGGCACTGTGTTTATTGTGACCACTTCACAAGGATATGTGTTGCGAACATCTGACAACGGTTCAACATGGGCACCATATCAAGCTGCAGTGTATGATGGTAGCACAGTAGCGCTCAGTCACGCTGCAGGTGGCGCAGGTATTTTTATTGTGTGCAGTAATGCAGGTCAAACATATGAAAGTGTGAATCTTGGAGAAACTTTTATTCCAGGTCCAACAATTGGTGGAGTAAGTTATGCCATTCATGATTTAATCTATGGAAATAATAGATTTGTGGCAGCAGCCAACGACGCTCCAGGTGATTCCAGCACAGTAGCCAACAGATTTTATTATACTTTAGCCAATGAAGCCACTCTTAATGCATCCACTGCCACAGTGTGGCAACCCAGTGAATTACCTCCATCAGCAGATAGATATTGGTTAAGTTACAGTCAAGGAGTGTTTGTGGCCATCACAGAAGATGGAGAATTGGCAGAAAGCATAGATGCCAAACATTGGAAATTGCTTGGCTCAACTATACCTCCTGGAGGCATAGACAGTTACACTCAGATAGCAGGAGCAAGTTTACCTGGACCTAGATTTATTCCAATCATAAATGGAAATACCAACACTGTGAGAGTTATCACCTATGGAGCAAGAGCAGTGGGTAGAGCCATTGTAAGAAGTGGAAGATTAAGTTTTGTAGAACTTTTAGAACCCGGCAGTGGTTATTCATCTACACCAACTTTAACAATAGTGGACAACAGCAACACTGTGGAGGCACAATTTACCATCAGAACAAACAATGGCACACTGTCACAACCAACTTTTACAAACAGAGGCACAGGATTTTTGAACGTGTCAGCCACAATTACTGGGGATGGATTAAAAGATCAATATCAAACTGGAAAAACAATTCGTATCAAAAATCTCAGCAGATTACCTGGACCAGGAGACAACATATATTTTGACAACATAGCAAATCAGATTTTCAAACTGAACAACTTTACTCAATTGGGCGGTGTCGAACCTAATCTCTTTGGCACACTGCAATTTTCACCAGGACTAGACACTTTCAACAGTCCAGATCATTTAGAATCTATCGTGATTAGACAGAATTACAGTCAAGTGCGATTGACTGGTCATGACTTTTTGGATATTGGCACTGGCAATAGCACAACTACCAATTATCCTGAACTGTATGTCACTGGATTTACATCTGGCTATGAGCCACAACCATTCAATGAAGTTGTTGAATCAGGTGGCGGCAGAGTGTTCTACACATCCACTGATCAAAATGGTAATTTTAGAGTTGGAGAACAATTTGAAGTGGAACAAAGCACAGGTATTGTGACGTTGAACGCTGACTTTTTCTCTCTGGAAGGACTTACTGAACTCAGTTTAGGTGGAGTTGTATTGGGCGGATCACAAACTGTGATCAACGAATTCAGCAAAGATCCTTTAATGACAGCTAACAGTGACAACATTATACCCACACAGAAAGCTGTGGTGGCTTATATACAAAGTAGAATTTCAGGTGGTGGATCAAATCTAAACGTTTCAGCACTAAGAGCAGGAGCTATAGAAATATCCAATGATGACATTGTGCATGTAGGAGATGAAACAATTTCTATCAAAGATGCGGTGAATTTCCAGCAGGGCATTAAAGGAGCACCACTGGCTTTAAATTACTTTTTAGGGGGTTCTTCAGACTCCACATTGGAGGTTGAAAACACATAAATTTAATGTATGTTAATATGATAAATAAAAATGCAACAACTAAATTACAGTCATGGCAGAGTTCAAATTAGGTAGGATTCGATTTATTTGGAAAAGTGTATGGTACACTGCTATTGAGTATTTTATTGATGATGTAATCAGATATGGTGGTAGGACCTATGTGTGTGTGGAAGGACACACCAGCGGAACTTTCCAAACTGATTTAGATGCAGGTTATTGGAATTTATGGAGTGATGGTCAAGAATGGAAAGATAGTTGGTCAGTCACAACCACATACAAAGTAAATGACATAGTCAAATATGGCGGCTATCTATACATAGCCAACGAAGGACACACATCAGCTGCCACAACTTCATTGGGACTGGAAAACGACCTTGCCAAATGGGATTTATTTTCTGAAGGTTTTGATTACAAAGGTGATTGGAGCATCTCCACTCGATACAAAGTAAATGATCTTGTGAGATACGGTGCCTACATCTACACTTGTATCACTTATCACACATCTGCAGCCACAACCGCATTAGGACTAGAAGCTGATTCAGCCAAATGGGAAATTTTCTCCAAAGGATTCAATTGGCTTAATGTTTGGACTGTAAGCACAAGGTACAAAGTAGGTGACGTGGTGAGATATGGTGGACAATTATATGTGTGTAACACTGGACACACATCGAATGCATCAGCCACTCTAGCCGCAGGCGGACTAGAAGCAGATCAAGCCAAATGGGATTATCTACACAAAGGAATCGAATACAAAGGTGCGTGGACAGCGACAAACAGATACAAAATAAATGATGTGGTGAAGTGGGGACCAAGTTTATGGATCTGTACCACACTGCATGTAAGTACCACAACGTTGACTGCCGATCAGGCAAACTGGGCAGTGTTTGTACCAGGTTTAGAATTTGAAGACAGTTGGAACTCAGCTACCAATTACCAAATAGGTGATTTTGTAACTTATGGTGGTTATGGATATGTGGCCGCAACAAATAATATCAACAAGGCTCCAGTAAGTTATCCTGCAGATTGGAAATTATTTGTCACAGGATTTAATCTTAGAGGTGATTACAACAACGCTACTGCATACAAAATTGGAGATGTGGTGCGCCTGGGTGGATTCACCTACATAGCAATTACAGATACCACTGGCAACAGACCACCCAATGTGACCTATTGGGACAAACTTAATGAAGGCATATATTGGAAAGGCAATTGGGCCAATGCTACTCTGTATGACAAAGGTGATGTGGTGCGTGGCACAACAATTACCACAAACACTTATATTTGTATTCTAGGACACACATCAAACAACGTGGGACCTGCCACAATCACTCAGCCAGACTATCCACCAGGTGTGGGAGTAGACACAGGCACATACTGGCAATTGTTGTCGGGCGGTGCTGAAAGTTTAGCACTCACCACACAAGGAGATCTTTTGATTTATGGTCCATCAGGGCCTGTGCGATTGCCTATTGGACTGCCTGGTCAAACACTTTTAGTAAATGCAGCAGGTACTTTACCAGAATGGGGATATTTTGGAAAGATAAACAACGTTTGGTATGTTGCTCCATCAGGCACTGACCTTCCTGCTCCAGATTATGGATCCACTTTGACTCAACCATGGAAGACCATACAATACGCAGCTAGACAGGTGGAGTATGGGCCATTGTATCCATCAGCAAGAAATTTATTATTGAGAAACAAAGCATTCATTCAGAGAGAAACCATTCAATATATTAATGACACATTCCAGGCCAATTGTACAAATACAACTGCTCCTGATCTTATTACCTGCGACAGCACTGCTAATTTAAGAGTGGGCATGACAGTGGAATTCACAGGCACCACATTTGGTGGCATCACTACCTCCACCACATATTTTATTATTGCCAGTGGTTTCAGTGCCACACAATTCAAAGTGAGCCTCACTGTTGGCGGTACAGCCGAGGCTCTATCCACAGCAGCAGGCACAATGGTTGTGAAACTACTGTATGATCAAGTCAAGTGCCAAAGAGATTTGGGGCAGATCATTGATGCAGTGTTGTGGGATTTGGGACATGGCGGTAATGAAAGATCAAGATTGGCAGCTATCAGTTACTACACTGGCAGCGGCACATATATTCCAGGCACAGAAAGTGAAACAAGTGCTGCTATTGAATTTGCTAAAACTGTGATTGATTCAGCTATATCTAATGACAACACATACACTGCACTGCAAGGCACAGTACCACAAGTATTTGATGGAGCCATTTATGAAGAACCACAGGCTCAAGGTATTATTGAAGACCTTATGGACATAATCATAGATGCAATAGATGCTGGTGACATTGATGACGTACCAAGCGAAATAATTGCTAACAATTGTATTTTTGTTAAAACAGGCATTTATTTTGAATTTTGTCCTATCCGCGTAAGAGAAAGCACAGCCATTGTTGGAGATGAATTGAGAAGCACCAACATAAGACCAAGAGGTCCTGTAACCACTGCTGCTGACACACCTTATTCTTTAGCAGGCATTGATAGATTACGCAATATAATTGATGACATTATAAGAAATATTGCAATTACTCCAACTGCAGCAGGTTATATCACAGGATTTACCACACCAGCCACGGACGTGAATAGAACTGCAGGCACTTATACTGACGTGGCCACTTCAACCAGTGGTGCAGGTTCATCAGCCACATTCACTGCTATTGTAGCTGCTGGCGGCGTGATAACTTCATTAGTGGTAGGCAGCAATGCAGGTTCTAATTATGCTGTGGGCAACACAGTGACCATAGGTGCTGGACTATTGGGTGCTTCCAGCTTGGCAGCATCATTCACAGTCACAGCAGTTGGTTCTGGCACTGTGGCTCTAGCAGGCGCACAGGATTTAAATGCTCCAACAGGTTCAGTGGCAGCTGCCAATGCAGCAGTGGCAATAGCTGACGACATATATGACTGGATAAATTACAAAATAATAGGTGACAGTTCTAGTCCTCTGCCAACAATCAGCGGCAGCAACACTCCAGAGACAGCAGTGGGTTACACAGATGCTGTGTTAAGATTGATTGAAAATAAAGAATTTTTAGTACAGGAATCCATAGAATATGTAAGAAAAAATAACCCAGGCGCATTTATCACATATTTCAATGCTGCAAATAGAGCATTCTGTGAAAGAGATCTTAGAGAATACATAGATGCAATCACGCATGACTTGATATACACAGGTAATTATCGATCAATCGTAGCAGCCAAATATTATGAAATTTCAGTGACAGGTAGTACACTATCAGACATGTTCTACATGCGTAACGGCACAGGACTAAGAAACTGCACATTGCAAGGATTGTCTGGCACACTAGGCGCAGCAAACGCCTATGGCACACAAAGACCCACAGCTGGAGCTTATGTTTCTTTAGATCCAGGTTGGGGACCAGCGCATGAGGAAGTTTGGATTACAAACAAATCACCATATGTGCAGAACGTTTCAACATTTGGCACAGGTTGCGTAGGATTAAAAGTTGACGGCGCTCTTCACAATAGCGGCAATGACTCTGTGGTTGCAAATGATTTCACACAGATTTTATCAGATGGTATTGGCTTCTGGGTAACTAACCTAGGTAGATCTGAATTAGTTTCTGTATTCACTTATTATAACCACATCGGATATCTTGCTGAAAATGGTGGCAAAGTGCGTGCAACCAATGGTAATAATTCATATGGAGATTTTGGATCAGTGTCTGAAGGTGGAGATTCAGCAGAGACACCAATTGAAGCCACTGTGGACAATCATAGCACTGATGCTGTGGTAGCCAACACATTTACAGATGGTGATAGAATACTAGCTTTAGAATACGGCAACGCAGGAGTAAATTACAACACTTCAGCCACAATCACTATATCAGGTGATGGATATGGATTAGCAGGCACAACTGCCACTGTAAAGAACGGATCTGTTTATCAGATCAGATTGGATGAAACTGTGGTATCTCCTGAAAGTGATTTTGGAGGAGACGGATATCAATCCAACACCAATGTGGCACAGACCGGCACAGACAAAACAATTACAATATCCAACACTGATACTTCATTAGCTTCACAATTGCCAGGTATGGCACTATGGATAAAAGAAGGTTTAGGAGCTGGACAGTATGCATATGTCGTAGGATATAATGCTGGCACAAAATTAGCTAAAGTTGCAGTGCCATCTTTTACAAATTTAACTGTGACCATTGCCACAGCTTCATCAGACTTATTCACTACATCTTCCACAACCAGTCTGCAATTGAACATGCCTATCATGTTCAGCGGTACATCTTTTGGAGGTGTGGTCACAACGCCAACAAACGTCACCATTTATTATATTAAAACCATAGCAAGTGCCACAACTTTTAGTATTTCTACTTCGCCAGGAGGTTCAACTTTTGACATCACTGCCGATGATACAGGCACCATGTATCTACACAAAGCTGGATACGATCATTTGGTGAAGACCACTGTGACTGCCACCACTACTGGCACCAACCTACTCACATGCGCAAGCACATCAGCTCTGTATGCAGGTTTAGCGGTGCAATTTGAAGGAAGAACTTTTGGAGGCTTGAGTCCATACACACAGTATTATGTGATAGCTTCAGGACTTACAGCAACACAATTTAGAGTCAGTACCACTTCAGGTGGAGCTGCAGTGGCATTGTCCACAGCAGGCACAGGTGCACTCACCACAGAAACCACATTCTCAGTCAGCGGTACCAGCATAGTGGGCGCAGCTACCTACACAGCAGTATCTCAATCGGCCACCAGCGGCACAGGCACAGGAGCCATATTTACTATACAAAAAACAGGCGCACTCACTTCATACTCTTCAGCCAATACCACTGTCACAGTGACCACAGAGGGTTCCGGTTATGTGGTAGGCGACACTATCACCATTCCAGGAGCCAGTTTGGGTGGCGCTACTCCGGCCAACAACCTCACACTGACAGTGGCGAGCTATGTGGGCAGCATGATTGTGCAAGGCACAGAAGCATTGCTGGATGGCACCACTACATATGAATATGTGCCTAGACTGGTTGTCAGTGCTTCGCCCACAGGTGATACCGCAGTGGCAAGAGCAATAGTGACCACAAACAAAATTAGTTCAATTAGAATCATAAATCCTGGATCAGGCTACGTGACTGCACCGACTGTAACCATAGTGGATCCAAGCAACACTGTAGAAGCACCATTAAATGTTTTTATCGGCAACGGAGTATTAGCACAACCTACTTTTACAAATAGAGGTCTAGCTTTTGTTACAGCAGCCACCACAATCACTGACAATGGCATTCAAAAAACAGTGAGTGGTGTAACCAATGCTAATCCTGCAGTGGTGACCACGTCAACAGCACACACATTTACCACAGGCAACAAAGTGCAATTTGACAATGTGGCAGGTATTTTTGAATTGAACACAGGTGTATGGTATTACATCTCAGTGTTGTCAGCAACCACTTTCAGTCTATACATTGATGAAGCATTATCAATTCCTGTCAACTCAACCACATACGGCACTTATACTGCATCAGCAGGCACTGTGACCACTTTTGGTGGTTATAGAGATGCACTACAGTCTGGAAAATATATTCAAGTGGAAGGTCTAACTGAAATACCAATAGCAGGTTCTAACGTAGAATTTGCCAGTGTGGCTGGTGAGTATTACAAATTAGTAAGTGTTCAAAATTTCTTAGGAAGTCAATATCCTTTCACAGCACTGTTGCAAATAAGTCCAGAATTAAGAGTAAGTGAATCTCCAGCACATGGTGATACAGTCACAATTAGAAGAAGATATTCACAGATACGTCTAACAGGACACGATTTCTTAGACATAGGCACAGGTAATTTTTCAGAAACCAATTATCCAGGATTGCCTACACAAAATCCTATATCCGCAAATGAAACTGTGGAAAATGGTGGTGGTAGAGTTTTCTTTACTTCCACTGACCAGGATGGTAATTTTAGAGTTGGCGATCTGTTCTCTGTAGAGCAGAGCACAGGTGTGGCCACACTAAATGCAGACGCATTTAATATTTCAGGACTACAAGAACTTCAGTTGGGAGAACTAGTACTAGGTGGTACCAGTGCTTCAATCAATGAGTTCTCTACAGATGGTACAATGGCGGCTAACAGCGACCAAATAGTGCCTACTCAGAGAGCCATTAGAACATATATAGCAAGTCAAATTGGTGGTGGAGCCAGCAGCTTGAATGTGAACCAGATCACGGCTGGTCTGATCACCATATATGCTTCTACAATTGAAACCACCACTGGAGTGACAATAAATTTTGGTGCTCCTGTGAATTTCACAAGGGGCGTAACAGGTGGTCCATTGTCCATGGGCTACTTCTTACAAGGATAAAAATAAAAGGAGAAAAAAATGGCAACAGGAAGATTAGGTTCAAGCGCTCTGGCAGCAGGCACACTCACAACGGTGTACACCTGTCCAGCAGACACTTTTGCTGTTGTGGCTGTTAACTTCTTAAACAGAGGCAATGCTATGCAAGCATTTAGATTGGCTATCGCTGATGCAGCGACACCACTAAATGGTGAATACATTGAGTATGATGTGGAAGTAAATCCCAAGGGAGTTCTAGAAAGAACTGGTTTGGTATTATCAGCTGCACAAAAAATAGTGGCATATGCGTCGGGATCAACAGCTAGTTGCGTGGTTTATGGTATTGAAACATCAACACTGTAAAACTACTAGATTAGCATAAATATAGTACAAACAAGGACTGAAACATGGGAAGATATATATCTACAACCGGTACAGCAGGTGTTACGAATCGTTCAGTAACCACAACCTACAGTGCTTTGGTCAATGATAGAATATTAGCTAGCTCAGCTGGTGGTGCTTTTACCATCACGCTGCCAGCCACTGCCAGTTTAGTTGAAGGAGACAACATCCAAATTATTGACATTGGTGCGTCTTCAGCAACTAACAACATCACTGTGGCACGAAATGGCAGTTTGATAAATGGGGCGGCTGATAATCTAACAATTGACTTGAATGGTGCAATCATCACATTGATTTACACCGGAGCAACTTATGGTTGGGTAGTGGGCGCAGTATAACACTAGCTATATCAAAGTTAACAAGGAAAAAAAATTATGCCGGCTTTATCAACATTGATACCGACCAAAAATCCAACGTTCCCACAGATTGTGGAAACGAATATAGAGTCAGGTCGAATCTTCATGTATCAACCAGGTCCAAACTTCGATGCATTTTATCATGGCATCTGTTTCAAACCTTGTCAGCCAGGCACAGCAATTATAGAAATATGGGGAGCAGGTGGATCTGGAGCACAAATGTGCTGTTGTGGATTTGGCACTCCAGGAAATCCCGGAGCGTATTCAAGAAACACAGTCAGTCTAACATGTTGCGGTTACATCTGTGGACAAGTAGGTATGGCCTGCAACAACTCTTCTGCACTCTGTTTTAGAGGTTGCAGCGATCCCACAGGAGTTACAATTTATCCTAATGGTACATCTGCAGGA